CCATATCTCTGTTAGATAATGTTCTACCAGCTTCGCCTAACATCTGCTTCATATTCATTAGATACCAAACATCTCACTAGCTTGTTGCAATTCTTCCATAGTTATACCTACTTGTTGCAAAAAAGCTTCAATCTCTTCGTCAGAAGCACCTTGATTTACCATTTGTTGTAAAATTTTAATAATTTGTGTGAGGGCTTGTTTAGCCTCTTCTTGATCTGAACCAGAAATAGAATCTAAATCTTGTTGCATTTGACCAGGCATTTCTTGGGGGGCAGGAGTCCCTTGCATCATTGGTTGGTCAGGCATCATAACTGGGTCTACCTGCATACCCATCATTTCTTCGTCCATGTACAGTCCTGTAGTTAAAATCCGATTGTATCAGAATTTTGCTAAAAATTACTAGCATTGTGTTAAATATATGTTTTGAGTGTGTTTGTTATTAACCTTGTGTGTGTATACTATTGCCCTGCACTTTTTGTGTCCCCCCACCCAATCGCTACGTTATACCGACCGATTATTGTGTCCTGCTGGGACTCCGAACATAAAAAAAGGGAGCGTATTGCTCCCTTAATCCTCCGACTAATTGTTATTGCTTTACATCAGCACAATCAAAACAGTAATGATATGTAGGATTTCCTTTTGGTTTAGATTGACCAGTTTTTATCATACATCTATATTCGTCTGAACCATGTTTTTGTTTATACCATGTTTCAGTCCAACGAACATTCTTCTTACAACAATAAGAATTTCTTTCGTAATCATCAAAACTAAACCCAACCCCACACTCATCACAAGTGTAGGGCTGTTTATTATCTAGATGTGCTAAGACATTAAACATTAGTTCAACTCTAAAGGAACTACATTGTCAGGTTGTTGCTCTTGGGCTAACTCCCTCATCTCAGCATGCACTCCACCTGCTTGGATGATGTGCATACCATTAATGATTAGACTTTGACAGTCAGTCTCTATGGCTTTGCCAACGACTCTCTCTCCAGTCTCATCGTATAAGTTTATTTCTATCTTCATAATAATAACCTCCTATTGGTTTTGTTTAAAAGATAAGATAAGCATAATTGATTGTCTACATTTTGTCTACTCTTTTCTTAAATTCTTTTCCTTTATTTAATTCATAGATAAATAGACCTTTCCGGATCATATATCCTGGACTCTGCCGGATAAACTCTTGGCATTGTGTTTCGCACTCTTTCAAAGTAGAACTCCAAACCCGAGCTGTCCCGAGATGACAGTACCCGACATACCCGAGCCTCATGCCTGGTGGATCCTCTGCTTGTGTGTGTAAGGCTTTAGTGCTGGCTGTGGACCAGGCCTGGAACTAATCACTAGACCCGACCCGACAATAGGAACACCAGCACATATACGCCAACCGTAATCAGGAACAATGTATCCATTACTCCTCATCATAACCGTCAAACCACACGCCTTCTTCCCGGGTGTCGTCTCTTTGGCAATGCTCCTGTGCTTCTTCCAAAGTTAATCCAGTTTTGATTGTTTCGCGAGCTGGACCTGGAAACCCGTCCTCTCTATAAAATCTTATTATCTTATATGACATATTACTTCTCCTGTAATTAAAAGCTTATTGAATCACATTGGATACATTATGTCAACTTATTTTTCATCCTGGACAGATCCCCTGGGCTGATCCAGATCCCCTGGTATTGGATCTTGTGTTTGTTAATACTGTGTTTAGTTCTGTGCTTGGCAAGTAATCCCGAACCCCGACTCCCGACATAAAAAAACCCGACACTAGGTCGGGCTTATCGGGTAATGATTAATAGTTCATACGACAACCTCCCTCATGGTTTCAAAGTGCCTATGTATATTCACATCTACTTCGTAGTGTGCATCACAAGTTTGACAATGCCAATCTTCCATCTCACCTGTGCAGTTATCACCAAGATAATGAATGTGGTCTTGGTTGCATTTAGGACATTTTTGTAGGCACATTACTTAGATACCTCATCAGCGATAGCAGTAATGATGTCCTTTATTCTTTCTTGTGCCATTGGCTCTAACAATGCTATTGCTAACTTGTCAGATATTCTATCTCTAGTCTGCCAATCATGTTTAAACCAATCTATCTTCTTATTACTATAACCAAAAGACTGAATGCCATACAAGGCTTCTTGGCTCATACTGTTATAGTTTCTGATAGCTTCATTACAAGCAGACTCCATAGTGTTTAGTTTGTTTGAAATCTTCTCTCTTTCTCTATAACACTCCTGCACTTTGTCAGCTAACTTCTTAATCGCTTTGAAATCAGGAGACTTCTCAGCTTTGGCTATTTGTTTATCCACTCTTTCGTGGACACCTTCCATAATCTGATTGACTATGGCTTCTTGTTCAAATTTTCTTATCATATTACTTCTCCTATAAAGTTTATTTGAAGTTCTAGCTTATCACATTGGATACAAATTGCAACTCTTATATATAGTCAGGTTTTGGTGTGCCAGACGACCAGCAAAATCTTACCGGTCAGCCTCCAGCCTGGTATGTTTACCGGTGTGGATCTGTGTTATATTGTGTGTGTAAGTTCTTACAACCCGACCCGACCCGATTAGCCCGACAGCCCGACTAATAGCCCGACTAGAGCCTGTTTGTGTTTGCTTTTTTATTTGGAGAGAGACAAAGAGAGGGGACAGATGCGATTAATCTCCAAAAACCCTGCATATAAATCTATTCTATTATATAAATAAGATACAAAATGTTTACTAAAACACTTGCAATAATGACTACATAATGTATCATTAGATAGTGAGGTTAGCAGAAAAGAGGATAGCTATCAAAGTATAAATCCAGTTTTATCTACCAATCGACCATGGTTTGTTGGTAGCTAATATGAACAACGCCTCACACTTTATTAACCATAAATATATAGGAGTAAATATGGGAACGAGAAGTAATATTGCTTATGAGCAACCAAACGGAGAGGTAATAGTCACCTATTGCCATTGGGACGGATACCCAACCAACAACGGTCAAATATTAAACGACCATTACAATAACCATAAGAAAGCAGAGGAGATAGCCAATCAAGGTTATCTATCTAGTCTTAGAGAAACTGTAGCACTATCAATAGAAGATAGAGCACATCAAGACCAACCTTTCATGTATCCATCTATTGAAGCTTATATCAATGATATATCTTTTGATATTGAATACGCTTATATCTTTACGAGGGGACAATGGTACTGCAACGAGTACAATCTTTGTGTCAGTGATAAAACTGAACTATCTAGTTTTGAACCATTATGGTCTGTTCTTGTTAAACATAAAAATGTAAAGGAGTCAGCATAAATGGATAAACATAAACTTACATTTAGATCTAATAAATCCCTAGTCAAATTGGCTAGGGAGACTATCACAAACAGTAATTTCAAAATTGCTTATCGTGAAAAACATACGACAGATAAATGCTTTTACCTTGTCAAAGATGACGGCATATATCTTATGAACGCTTACTCTACACCAAAGGATAAGACACCCAAGACGAATAACACAGTCGTTTATGCTAGTGGATACAACCCCAAGTATAACGACAATGTTTGGGAAGACTCTTATCAAGTCAGTTCTGATGACTTTGCTGATAATATGTATTTCACTGATGACCAATTAGAACGCATTGCAAAGGGTGGCGATATAGATATAACCATAACCCCTGATTCATACAAGGTAAGAGCATGAAAACCATAGACTATTCAAAAATACCACCACACTTACGCCACTTAGAAGAATGGAAACTAAGGGCATTATTTTATTTATTTAGAGGAGGATTTTAACCATGTCAACATATTACCGACCAACTGAACCAATACCATTACAAGCAATTAAGGACAGCAAATATTTAGCAGATGACAGAGAGTTCACAGTCCACAATGACAGAAAAATGCAATACTTCTGTTGTGAGGGTAGTTGCATTCATTACGCTTTAGACAAGCAAAAGAATGTCATTGACCTATTTAGATATGGTGGCAATAACGCAGACGACATTTTAGATCCCTTGCAAACCGAGTTTGGAGTAGATTTTGTCTCCGAACATGACGAGGATTATGACGACTACTGCCACCCCGATACAGGGGTTATTCAAATACGTGTAGGAGACTTAGCTGATGACAGTTGATACCGTCTTTTACATAACCATAGGTATCTATGTTCTTGTTTACTTTCTCAGTGAGCCTGTAGCACCTGATGATGAATAGATACCTCATCAAGATAGTACCATTCAATGCAGTAGAGCATGACTTACAAAGATACCAAGGTATTGATGAAGTCGGCTTTACTGTTGGCTACTTAGTCTATCAAAACAACCAACTGATTAAGTCAGCTTGGTTTAAATCACGTAAGAATCTTTTTAGGGCTTTAGATAAGTTCTTGAACAATCCACAGTAATTTGATATATTCGGACTAAGGCATAGTCTGATTTATCAATTTACTTCTCAAACCTCTCCAAATTAGTTATGCCTTCTTGCTCTTTCGAGCTAGATACCATTTCATAATGATTCACAGTCTCTTTCTCAAAGACCTCTATGAGTTCTGGCAATGTAAGTGTGCTTATATCTTTATCTGTATAGACGACAGCTTTAATCGTGTTCATCATCTTCGACTACTTCTTCCGGCAGATCTACCAGGGCTGGATCTGGATCTGGCTCAGTCTTATCCTCTAATACCACACTACCCATGAGCTGCGATAACCTGGCTTCAACTTCGTCCCGACTCATTTGATCTACCTTGCCAAACATTACCTCTTTACGATCTACTATGAGGCCCCCGACCTTCAACAGTGAGTTCTGGGCAGAAATTGCTGCATTAAAAGACCCAGCCTCCATAGCCTTGTCCCGAATATCATAGAGATCCTGGACTGCCCGATCATAGTTGAGTTCATACTTCTTCTTAGCCTCATTCATCAGATAGTTATACTCCTTACGAATAAGGGGCTTGTTCATGAGTTTATTAGCTGCTTGCCTGGGAGAAGTATATCCGGCTTTGTAGGCACACTCTACAAGAGATAATCTCGGATTATTGACCGAGATCCAAATAAAGTTGCGTTGTCGTCTGTTAAGGGAGTTATCAAGATTGCAATATTCTATGGGAGCTTCTTCTTCAGCAGATATTATAGGTTCATATTCTAAGTTATTTTTTCTATATCCCATGTTTGCATATTAGAGTAGAGGTAGATTTTAATAATACCTACCCCCACTTTACCCTAAAGTGTATTG